TCAGCCGGGTTTGCGGCGCTTCTCGGCCGCCATCGACGCACGCCGTCCGCCGGTCGCGTGAGGCAATCGGTTGACCTGCATTTCGACACGGCCCTTGCGGATGCGGATCCGGAAAACATGGACCAGGCCGCAGTCGCAGCAGGCGATCTTACAGCGGCGGTTGGAGCGGCCCTCCTGGAAGAGCCACCATTCGCCGTCATGGACCTGCTCGTATTTTGAGCGGCTCATCAGGAGGCCTTGCGCTCGCGCCAGCGCAGCATGCGCCAGGCTTCGAGATGCGCCTCGGCCTCAATCCGGGCACGGTCGCGCAAAGCAAACCAGGCGGTGTCCGGCCGGCGTACCGTGCGCCGCCGCGTCATCGCGCACAGCACGCGAAACGACCGCTTGGCCAGCCGGTACTCCTTGGCGGCGCGGAAGCGCAGGCGCTCGCACTCGCTCATATGCGCCATCATCTGGGCATCGCGCTCGCGCTGCTCCTCGGCGGCGATCGACGCCAGCACCTCCGCTGGGATCGGGCCGTCATATTTGAGTTCGGCATCGCGGCGGAGGTTGAGCGCGGTCGGCATGCGGACTCCCCATGGCGGTCGATTGTCAGAGGAGTCTAACAGAGATTAGCGAAAATCGCAATACATATGCGATACTATGCGATTGCGGCCAAAATCAAGGCTCAGTACATGTCGGTGTTCTTCAGCACCAGATGCAGATTCCGGATCTTGGCGCGGGCCAAACGGAAGGTGCGCTCCTTCGGCTTGTACTCGAACAGCTCCACATAATCCGGAGCGAGCTTGACGATGCGTTTGATGAAGGCGCGGGCCGGGGCACCGTCGCTCTCCGGGATGAGCTCGATCACCGCATCGCGGCCCGGAAAGGGTTTGCGCGCGGCATCGACGAACAGCAGATCGCCATGCATGTGCGCCGGTTCCATGGAATCGCCGTCAACATAGATGCAATAGATTCGTCCTTTGCCGGCAAGCCCCAGCGGGCGGTCCACATAGTCGATCGGCTCGCCGTTATTGAGCTCGAACACGCCGTCCGCGCCGGCCTGACCGCTGCCGAGCAGCGGCACCTTGTTCTGGCGGTCGGGGCGCGGCGGCACGGGTGCGACGCGCAGGTTCGATTGCGGCAGGCGTTCCTCGGCCAAGCCGGTAGGAGCGGGCGCAGTGTCGCCGTTGCTGTCGAGCGCGCGGAAGAAACCTTCGATCGCCGCGTTCTCTCCGAGCTGCAGGCGGCGCCGCCCGGCCAGCACCTTGTTGAGCTTGTCGACCTCTATGCCCGCCGCCTGGGCGAGGCGGGTCTGGGTGACGCGATAGCGCTCGAGCGCTTCCTTGATCTGATCCGGTGTCATGGCCACAGCTTGCGAATTGCGCAAACCTCCGTCTATTGCGATTTAAGCGAATTTCGCTTGACGTTATATGCGATAATCGCTAAAAGCAAGGACATGTTCACGCCCGAAAGCAGATCCCATCCCGCCGCTGCACTCCCTCCCTCGGCGGCGGAGCCTGCGGCCGGCATCGCCTCGACCCACGAGGGTTCAACCCTTTGCGAGGCTCTCCTGATGCCGGCCGCACCTTTTTTCGAAGAGCACTCCACGCATGCGACGCGACAGCATGAGATCGATGCCATGCAATGTCGGTGGATCATCGCCGATGAGGACGCCGGCGCCGAAGCTCTCATGTGCGGCGCGCTTGTCGAACCGCGTCGCCCGTTCTGCGCCGACCATTGCGCCCGCGCCTACATGAAAGTCGTTGAGGACGAGGCCGCCGAAGCCTCTGAGCAAGAGATGGTCGTGGAGGACGAGGCCGAGGAAGACACTGAACAAGAGATGCAAGAGGAAGATTCCGAACAGGAGGCGGCAGAATGAACGCGGAGCCAATCCACTCCAAGGCAGAACCTACGCGACAGGCAATCCTCCATCTGCTGGGCAGGCGACGCGCGCTGACCGCCGATGCGCTTGCAGAGCGCCTCGATCTTTCGATCCTCTACGTCCGGCCGCGTGTCTCGGAACTCGCAACGCAGCAGCGCATCACCCCGAGCGGCAAACGTGGGCGCAATGCCAGCGGCAAGCTGGCACATAGGTGGAGGGCCGCGTGAATGAGTGAGCGCAAGACAGCCACCGCCTCGCGGCGCCTCAGCCCGCTGCCACCGCAATTCCGCGCGCGGGCCTTTACCGATGCCGGGGGTAAGCAGCGTTTCGGCATCAGCCTTTCGCTGAACGGCAGCCGCTTCAACGGCTCGGTCCTGATGCGCAATGCCCGCATCGATGCGGGCGGCGTGGCCAGCCTCTTGGAATCCATGGCCGCGTTTGTGCGGCGGGGGTAACGACATGCCAAAGCGTCCGAAACTGACCGTCATTGAAACCGACGCGCTCTGCGCGGAGATTCGCGCCCGCGCCCGGGTGGCAGGCAGCGAGGCGATCGAAGCATTGCTGAACCTCGCGCGTGATGCTCAGTCGGAATCCGTGAAGCTCGCGGCGATCAAGGAACTGCTCGATCGCGGCTTCGGTCGTGCCGCCGCGGCTCCGAACGAAACTGCCGGCGGGATTACGGCGCATCTTCTGGTCGATGACGGCTATGCAAACTAGGGTCGCGACCGGCCATGCGCCGCGGCCGCAGCAACGCCTGCTTCACGCAGTGCCCGGCCGTTTCAAGGTGCTGGTCACGCATCGTCGGTTCGGCAAGACCGTCTTTGCAGTCAACGAACTGATCTCCGGCGCCAAAGATTGCAAGCTGCGGCAGCCGCGCTTCGCCTATCTGGCGCCGTACCACATCCAGGCAAAGGACGTCGCCTGGTCCTACTTGAAGCTCTACACGGCGAAGATCCCCGACATCACGGTCAATGAATCCGAGCTCTGGGTCGAGCTGCCGCCGCGGATAGAGCATGAGGCCGGCGCCGGCGGCGCCCGCATCCGGCTCTACGGCGCCGATAATGCCGATCGCCTGCGCGGCCTCTATTTCGATGGGGTGGTGCTCGATGAATACGCGCAGATGCATCCGCGCGTCTGGTCGGGGGTGGTGCGCCCCGCGCTCGCCGATCGCATGGGCTGGGCGCTGTTCATCGGCACGCCGATGGGACGCAACGGATTCTGCGATCTCTTCGAGGGCGCGGGAGACGGCTTCCCGCACCCGGATGGGACGCGTCATCGCGATCCCAACTGGGCCGCGTTCATGTTCAAGGCGAGCGAGACTGGCATCATCCCGCAAGGAGAGCTCGAGGCCGCGCAACGGACGATGACGCCCGATCAGTATGCGCAGGAGTTCGAATGCTCCTTCGATGCCGCCATTCCTGGCGCCTATTACGCCCAGATCCTGGCCGAAGCCGAGCAGCTCGGCCGCATCCGATCGATCGCGTATGAACCGGCTCTGCCGGTGCATACCGGATGGGACCTCGGTATCGGCGATCCGACCGCGATCTGGTTCGCGCAGGTGGTGCACGGCGAGCCGCGGCTCATCGATTACTATGAGGCGTCGGGCGTCGGCCTCGAGCATTACGTGGCGCAGCTGCGCGCCGGTCATCGCGCGCATTGGGTCTACGGCCAGCACTTCTTCCCGCACGATCTGCGCGTGAAGGAACTCGGCTCGGGCTTGAGCCGCGTCGATGTGCTGCGCGGCTTCGGTCTCTCGCCGACCGTGCTGCCGGCGTCGAGCATCGATGACGGCATCAGCCAGGCGCGTTTCATCCTTCGGAAATGCTGGTTCAACGCGGAACGCTGCGGCACCGGGCTGAAGCTGCTGCGCCAATACCGCTCCGAATGGGACGACAAGCGCCAGGTCTTGAAGCCGGTGCCGCTACACGACTTTACCTCGCACTGCGCCGACGCGTTTCGCTATCTGTGCATCGGATTGGGGCGGAGCTTGATCGATCGACAGCCCCTGGGAGATCCGACTATGTCGAGCGCTGCACGTTCATCCTCATCACGCCCGCGTTTCGCAACCGGCGCCCGGAAAGCGCGCATGCCCCACGGTTGGTGAAACTCATGATTACACTATTGTGTGTGTTTTCACTTCGGAGTATAATGCGGCATAGGCCAAGAGATCAGATGGAGCAGGGGAGATGAGGGCAATCGTATGGGGACTATTCGGCTTGGTGCTGGCTGCGGTTATGGCTCAGGCGGAAGGTACCCCAGATGACTGGCAGAAGCTGGCCCAGCCGACCGTGAACGATTTCGCTGAATGTGCGCGCGGCGAGGTCGACCGCCAATGGAAGAGTTCGACCGATGCAGGCGACATAGCCGCTGGCGCGGTGGAGTCATGCGAAGAGCGTCTTGAGCCGCTGCGCTCGATCCTGGCGCATACGCCGTTCGGCGCTAAGGAAGAAGAGATCGCGGCGACGCTGGAGCAGATAAAGGTCGAAGTCCACGACGCCGCGCAGGCCGATGTTGAGAAGCGACGGAAGGAATAGGCGATGGCGAATGCGAAAGACAACAAGGATAAGGGCCTCGGGGCTAGCACTCGGGCTTTGTCCGCTGCTGCGGGATCCGGCACTAAGGGATACAACGAAGCAGCTCACAATCAAGGAAGCACCGCGGGCCCAACTGGCTCGATGGGCACTCAGGGAGGCAATGAGACCAAGTCTCGTTCATCTTCCACCGGTTCCCGACCGTCCGCTAATGCTGGTCCCGCAAAGAACCTCCCGACCGGTGTCACGCCGCTCTCCCAGCCGAAACCAATGGGCGCTACGCCGTATGTCGAGGGTGCGGACCCAATCGGCATAGCCGCGCGGTTTCTGGGAGGTATCGGTGGTGCAGTCGGGAGTGCCCTAACTCAAGGCATCACCGGCGAGGATACTACGCAGTCGATTTTTGGTGAGCATCTCGGCAAGCAGACTGGCTGGTCGGCCGATCCAGGCATGACGCCCGGTCGCGATCGCGCGCAGCGGGGCACCAAGCGTGAGAGCTTCGATCAGACGACGATCGGCTCGGCGACCGGGACGGCTGGTGGTGGCGGCGAGGGTGCGAAGGCGGCGCCGTTGCCGACGGATGACTTCTCCGAGATCCAGATGATGGACCGGCGCAAGCCGGGCTTGAAGGAGATGCTGGAGACGATGCTTTGAGCGGCCGGCGGTTGGGGATGACGGATGCGGAGTTCGATCGGAGCATGGCGCCGTTTGCGCCGCAGATCGAACGCGGCTACCAGGCGACGTTGCGGCTGAACCGGCTGGCCGGCGATGAGGGATTTCGGCAGCGCTATCTGAAAGGCGATGCCGAAGCGGTCGAAGTCTTCAATCGGCTGACCGAGTTCAAGGCGATGGGCACGCAGCCTTACCACGATGCCGTCGGCGCGATGCAGGCTGCGGCGGCGCCGAACACGAGCGCCGCGGCGCTGACGTTGATCAACGATGCCGATTTCGTCGCGCGCTACATGGCGGGCGATTCCACGGCGCGGTCCCAGTGGGACGCGGCCTCGGTCGACAACACCACTGTTGCGGAAGCGGCGGAAGGAAGCAGCAACGCATGACGGATGCAAAGGAAAAACCGGTCTCCCTCGCCGCGATGGCCGAGGAGACCGAGCGGAAGCGCGCGGCCGCGAAACAGGAATACGGCCGCCTCAGCCTGGCCGCCGCCGAAGGCAATGCCGAGGCACGCGGACTGCTGCCGACGCTGGAGCAGGATCTCGCCGCATTGGGTGCCGAGCTGCAACGCCTGAACGCGGCGCAGATCGAAGCGAAGGCGCGGAGCGAAGCCGAGGCGCAAGCGGCTGAAGCGCGGCGTGCGGCGGAGCACGCGGACGCAGTGCGAGTGCTGGTCACCGCCCAGGTGACGAATGTCGAGCGGCTCGACCTTGCGGTGGTGGAGTTGCGCGCTGCACTGCTGGCGATGCACGACGGCAATGTCGCGATTGGAGACGCGCTCGGCAACAGCGCGCACCAGAGCATTCACGATTTCAATCTGAAACTGCCGATCATGATCGACACTGCGCTGGCGATCGGCGGCTTCCAGTTCAAGAGCATGCCCTTCGTCGCACGCGACGCGGAGGGCCTGCCAGATCTTGGCGCCTGCCGCCTGGCGCCGCACTATCCCGCAGGCTGGCTGCTCCGGGTCGCCGGCGCCGCCTGACGCCTCTTCGAAGGCCGTTCCAACTCTCTTCGGCAACCCTTGCAGGAGCTCCGCATGAGCTTTTTCAAACCATCACCGCCGCCCAAGGTCGAGCCGCCGCCAACGCGGGATACTGCTTCCGACGCGCTGCAGCAGCAGGAGGACGAGGCGAAGAAACGCCGCGCCGCTTTGCAAGGCATGGCCTCGACCATGCTGACCGGCGGCAGCGGCGTGACGACCGAACTCAGCGGCACACGGAGCCTCACCAATGGATGATTCCGAAACCACGCTGGAAGACGTGCCGGCGCCAGAGCCTGACCCGGGGCCCGAACCCGGACCGGCGATCCCAGGCGCGCCGATCGGTACGCCCAAGCCGGACCAGATCGCCGACCCGATCACCGACCCCGATATCCCAGAACTGCAGGACCGACGGAGGCCGCTGCCATGACCAAGCTCTACATCTCTGAATACTCGCGCGTGACTCAGGCGAGCGGGCCCGGCAATGCCGTGGTCCAGGCGCCGGAAGAGCCGCCGGTCGCCACCCAGGTCGTGGACTTCACTGCGGGGGCCGCGCAATCCGCGGCGTTCAACGCGAAGACGCGGTTCGTGCGGCTCCACACCGATGCGATCTGCTCCGTGAAATTCGGCGCCGCACCGACCGCGACCGCCAACGACCCGCGTTTCTCGGCCGGGCAGACCGAGCTGCGCGGCATTCCCAGTGATGGATCGGCGGCCAAGGTCTCGGCGATCACCAACACCTGATTTTTCGTCGCTCCAATTCCATCGCAACTTCCGAGGATCGGAACGCATGATCGGCACCGAAGCCATCGTCGCGCACAAATCCGCGGCACCGACTGTCATTGGTCGTGCCAAGATGGATTCACGCGATATCGCCGGCGAGATTATTCGCCGCCAGCAGCAGCTCGAAGCCGAGCGCACGATCTATGAATCCGCCTGGCAGGAGATCGCGGATTTCATGTTGCCGCGCGCCGGCGTGTTCACGGTGAAAGGCACCCCGCAATTGCGGCCGCAGGTTTTCGATTCGACCGCGGTGCTGGCGCTCGATCGCTTCTCTGCCGCCTTCGAGAGCATGCTGACGCCGCGCTCGCAGACCTGGCATATGCTGAAACCCATCGACGACGACCTCGCCGAGGATACCGCGGTCAAGCGCTGGTGCGATGAGATGACGCGACGGTTGTTCGCCTTCCGCTACAGTCCGCGCTCCAACTTCGCCTCGCAGATCCACGAAGTCTACGGCTCGCTCGGCGCATTCGGCACCGGCGGTATCTTCTCCGAGGAGGCGCCGGGGAACGGCATCACCTATCGTGCCTGCAATCTCGCCGGCCTCTATGTGGTCGAGGATTATCAAGGCCGCATCCGGACCGCGCATTACAAGCTGGACATGACGGCCGAGCAGGCGGCGCAGCGCTTCGGCGCCGACAAGCTGCCTGACCAGATCAAGGCCAAGCTCGAGACACGACCCGACGACAAGGCGAGCTATCTCCATTGCGTGCGGCCGAACGGGTCGCGGGTTTATGGCTCGAAGGGCCGTGGCGGCATGGCCTATGAGAGCTGGTGGGTTTGCCAGGATGCGCGGCAGGTGGTGGGGCAGGGCGGGTTCCGCACATTCCCCTATGCCGTCTCGCGCTATGTGACGCGGCCGGGCCAGGTCTACGGCGACAGCCCCGGCATGCTGGCGCTGGCCGACACCAAGATGCTGAACGTCATGGCGCAGACCATGGTGCAGGAGGCGCAGCTCTCAATCGCGCCGCCGCTGCTGGCGCCGAATGACGGCGTGCTTTCGGCGCTCGGCGATGGCGTCTCGCTGCTCCCGGCGGCGATCAATTATGGCGGCGTCGATGACCAGGGTCGGCCGCTGATTCATGCGCTGAACCGTGGCTCACAGTTCGCCCCGGTCAAGGAGGAGATCGCCGAGCGCCGGCAATCGGTGAATGCGGCTTTCCTGGTGACCCTGTTCCAGATCCTGGTCGATACGCCGCAGATGACGGCGACCGAGGCCCTGCTGCGCGCGCAGGAGAAAGGCGCGCTCCTCGCGCCGACGACAGGCCGGCAGCAATCGGAATTGCTGGGGCCGATCGTCGAGCGCGAGATCGATCTGCTGGCGCGGGCCGGTGCATTGCCGCCGCCGCCGCAAGTGATGCTGGAGCGCAACGGCGGCTACAAACTCGAATACGATTCGCCGCTCACGCGCGCGATGAAGGCGGATCAGGGCGTCGGGCTGTTGCGCACGATCGAGGCGCTGGCGCCGCTCGCCAATGCCGATCCCGCGGTGATGGATGTGTTCAATCCCGACGAGATCGCGCCGGGCCTGGCCGAAATCAATGGCGTCCCGGCGAAGTGGATCCGTTCCAAGGATGAGCTCGATGCCCTGCGCCAGGGCCGCGCACAGGCACAGCAGGCGGCGCAGGCTGCCGCCGCAATCCCTGCAGTGACCGGCGGCATCAAGGACCTGGCGCAGGCCCAGGCCGCCGCCGGCCAAGCGCAACAACAGTAAGGCGCACCCATGGGTCTGCTCGATCGTGTTCTGCCCCGCGCCGATCTGGTGCGGGCCTATCAACAGGTGTTCGGCGGCAGCGGGCTGGCCCGCGACGCGGTGCTGGGCGACCTCGCCGTGTTCTGCGGCGAGCAGCAATCCTCGGTGCGGATCAATGGTCAGAAGGCGGTCGATCCTTACGCCATGGCGGTCGCCGAGGGACGCCGCGAAGTCTGGCTGCGCATCCGCGCGATGCTGGAAATGGATTCATCGCAGGCCTGGGCGCTGGCACAACGCGAGCGCACCCAGGCGGCTGCGGCACGGCAAGGAGGTTGATGATGGACGGCGAAGTCGAGAGCGGCGCTTCGGGTGCAGTGGAACCGGCGAGCGGTGGCGAAAACGAAAGCGGCGGCAACTGGTTCGCCACGTTCGACGGCGAGACGCAAGGCTGGCTCGAGAATAAAGGCTGGACCGCCGACAACGGGCTCACCGAGATGGTGCGCGCGCATCGGAGCCTCGAAGGCATGATGGGCCGCGACAAGGTGGTCTGGCCGAAGGACGCGCAGGACAAGGCGGGCTGGGCCGAGATCCATCGCCGGATGGGCGTGCCTTCGACCTGGGAAGACTACGGCTTGGCGCCGCTCGGCGCCGACGGCAAGCCGGATGCGGCGGCGGATCGCAGCTTCGCCGACGGCATGGCGCAGACATTCCACAAACTCGGTATCGGCAAGGAGACGGCGAGCGCTCTCGCGACCGAGCATGCCAAGCTGCAATCGGTCCTGACCGCCGCCGAGAACGAGGCCTTCCAGCGCAACTCGGCGCAGGATTTCGACGCGTTGCGCCGCGAATGGGGCGGCGAGGCGGACGGGCGTCTCGCCGCCGCGCAGCGCGCCTCGCGCGCCTTCGGCCTCGAGCCCCAGGCCATGGGCAAGATCGAACGCGCGATCGGCACGCGCGCCATGCTGTCTCTGCTGTCCGACATCGGCACCGCGATCTCCGAAGACCGCGGCACCGGCACCGGCGGCTTCGGCAGCGGCGGCTGGCTCACGCCGGAAGCCGCCAACGCGCGCCTGGTCGAACTCCGCGGCGACAAGGACTGGACCCGCCGCTACTTCGGCGGCGACAAGAGCGCGATTGCGGAATACGACCGGCTGATCAGCGCGGTGGCGAACAGGGGGTAGCTCAGCCGGAGAGCGGTTGATCGGCCGGCTGCATTTGCTATCCTGCTGCAATGATTGCAACCCACCTTGGCGTGCGCGGCGTGCTCGGTGCTGGCTTATTCGCTGCAGCGATCGTCGCAGTCGCTTTCTCTACCGTGAGCGCCGCGGCGGCCGATGGAATCTTGCCGGATTGTCCTGACGTCTTTACCGATCCCAATCAGATGGCTCTGTGCGGCGGGAGATTTGAGTTCACCGAAGACAGTGAGTCCGAGGCCGTCATTGCTGCGGGCATATCGCATTTCGGCTTGAGAGATCCCGTTGAGAGGTTGAGCGGCGGCGACTCCTCGTCCGTAGGCGATTTCGGTGCTGCGCTCGCCGATGTTGACCATGGCTGGGAATACAACCGGCAGGGAAAGTATGATGCGGCGCTCATGAATTGCGATGCCGCCCTTCGACTGGCGCCAAAACTGGGCGGGGCGTTTCTCTGTCTCGGGTGGACGCACCTGGCGCTCGGCGATGCGGCTGCAGCGCTGGCGGATTTTGATCGCATGGCGAAGCTGCACCCCGCCTGGTGGACACCACGAGAAGGCCGCGCCCAGTCATTGCTCGCTCTCGCCCGGTTCAACGAAGCCGCCGCCAGTCTGCGCGACGACTTTCCGGTAACCGCGTCCGTCGCAATGGGCGATGAGCGAGCGATCGCCGTGCTATGGATGTTGACTGCCGTCCGCCGATCAGGAGGGTCCGATCAGGAAGCCGCGGCTATTGCCGGGCAGACGGTGGATTTCGATACCTGGCCTGGGCCGATCGCCGGTTATCTGCTGCGGCAGCGAACGGAAGAGGGCGTTGAGGCCGCAGCGTCCGTGGCGGTGTCGTTTTCAAAAGCCGCGCCAAGCCCGGCGTGCCGGACTGCGTTCTTCCTGGCCGAGGGCAATCTCGCAGACGGCTTCATCGATGCTGCACGGGCGCGCCTGCAGCACTCAAAAGCGATTTGCCCCGTGAACTCGGGGGAGCGAATTATGGCGGGGATTGAGCTCAAGCGGTTGAGGCCCTGATCAGCGGCACCGGCGCTGCGGCACCGTCAACCAACCTCAGCATCTCCAAGCAATCGGCGGCAAACTGCTGGACGGCTCGATGCAATGGTGGAGTTAATAAGGTGATGCACAAACGTCGCCGCGACTGGTTCTGGCGCCCCCGCCTTTTGGACCCCCGCGAGTTCGTGGGGATATTTATCGTCGCTGCCTTGGCGACGCTCGCAATTGTAGCGATGTCGGTGCCCTACAATTCATCCCTCTCGTACGGGTTCGGGCCGGAATGGGATTGCAGCCGCGCAGGCCAGGGCGACCCGGTCTGCGTCAAAACCAAGCCCTCAAATTCGAATTGAGCAGCAGCTCGGATGCCGGCTTACTGGTTCGACTGACTTGAATTTGTTGCCCTGGAGATGAAGCGATGATCACCGGCACGTGCCATTGCTGCGCCGTCAAAGTCACTGTTCCCGAGCAGCCGGCCTGGGTCAGCGATTGCAACTGCTCGATCTGCCGGCGCTATGGTGTGCTGTGGTCGTACTTTATCGCGAACACGGTGAAGACCGAGGCCGACCCGGAGACGCTGGCGCGATATTCCTGGGGCCGCAAGGAACTTGCCTTCGTCCACTGCAGAACCTGCGGCTGCATCATGTGGTGGGAACGCGTGACGCCGGACCCCGAGAAGAACATGGGCGTCAACATGCGCATGTTCGATCCCGCTGTGCTCGCCGGGGCGCAGGTCGAGAAGCTCGACGGCGCGTCGGACTGATAGCCGCGCTGCTGGATTGCAACCTCAATGGAGCGCGAACTAGCCGTCGGAGCATTCGGTTACCCTCCTGTCTTGGTCACCGAGGGCGGGCCACTTAGGGCGCTTTCGCCTATGCTGCTGAACTACCAATGGTCCTATGTCGCGACGATCCGGTACTTGATCGGCGATTTTCAGGGTGCCATCGTTGCCACCGATCGTTCGAACAACGCCATCGCCGACACTCCAGGTTGGAGCGCGGCGGCTTGGCTGCAACTCGGCCATACCGACAAGGCCCATGCTCTTCTCTCCACTCTCGTCAACCTCGTCGCCGCCGACTGGCATGGTGAGACACCGCCCACGCGCGAAACGGTGGTGGACTGGTTTCTCGCGGCTTTCCCCATGAAGCGGGATGAGGATCGGTCCCAATTGGCGCGGATTCGAGAACTGATCTAGGCGGCTCTCGGGCACTGGCCAACTTGGTCTTGACGGCATCCATATCTTACACTATGGTGTGCGCTGTTGGATCGAGGTGGCGGACAAGCCTTTGGCCCCGCCTGCGGCCTCGATCCGACCGTCTAGCGGACGTCACCCGCGAGAGCGGCCCCGTGCCGTGCCCGATAAGCCGTCTCCTTATATAGGCGCGGCCCGGGCTCAAGCGGACAAGCCATCGACCGTCAGTGCGCCCCACGCCGTGGGCGCGTTCACCGTTGAGGCTATTCACATGTCCGCCAATCTCATCAATCTCCGTACGATTCAGTTTTCCGACAAGTTCGCGCTGCTCTCGCAGCAATACGGTTCGCGTCTGCAGGGCCTGCTCGGCCAAGGCCAGTACCAGGGCAAGCAGGCGTCGCCCGTCAACCAGGTGGCGCCGACCGCCGCCGTCGCGGTGACCGAACGCTTCACGCCGATCGATCGGCAGGATGCGACCTTTGACCGGCGCTGGGTGTTTCCGCTGCCCTATGAACACGCGCAGCTGGTCGACAAGTTCGACGAGCTGCAGATGCTCGGCGATCCCAAACCGTCGCTGGTGATGAACGCGGCCAACGCGATGGGCCGTGCCAAGGACGACGTGATCCTCGGTGCGTTCTTCGCGACGGCGAAGACCGGCGAGCTGGCCGCGGGCTCGGTCGCGTTCGGCAGCACGCTGACCACGGCCGGTGGGCAGAACGTCTCGGTGCAGCAAGGTGCGTCCGCAGCGACCAATCTCACGGTCGCCAAGCTGCGCGAGGTGGTGAAGGTCTTCCTGCAGAACAATGTCGACCTCGACCGCGAGCAGATCACCGGCGCCTTGAACGCGAAGGCGCATGACTCGCTCCTGGGCGAGATCCAGGTCACCTCGATGGACTACCAGACCAAGCCGGTGCTGGAGGAGGGGCGCATCCGCCGCTTCATGGGCATCAACTTCGTGCTGACCGAGGAGGTCACCAACATCTGTGCCGGCACCGACGATCTCGCCGGCAGCAGCACGGGCATTCCGTTCTGGGTCAACTCGGGCATGCATCTCGGCGTCTGGGTGGACCAGACCACCAACATCACGCAGCGCACCGATCTCAAGCTGCAGCCCTGGCAGATCTACATGGACATGATGATCGGTGCGACGCGCATCGAAGAGAAGAAGGTGGTCCGCGCCTGGTGCCGGTAACCGCCTGACGGAATTAGCGAGCCGGGGCGCAGTCCCCGGCGCCTTCGTAAGCCCGGTGGCATTCCGGCGAAAGGGACACGATCATGGCTATTGTCAACGCCAAGACTTTCTCCATCACCAACCTGGATGCGCAGCCGATCCTCCGCGCGAATCCGTGGGTGCATGGCGGCAACTCGAAGCAGTTCGCCGGCACGGTCGAGGCCGCCAGCGGCGATTCCATCGACTCCGTCTATCGGTTCTTTCGGGTCGGCTCCTGGATGCGACCGGTCTCGCTCATGCTGTTCTGCGATGCGATCACCTCCGGCGCGGCGGATTGCGGCCTGCACCGCACGGCTGCCGATGGCGGCGCGGTGGTGAACCGCAGTCTGTTCGCCACGGCGCAGTCGATCGCCGCCGCGATCACGCTCGGCACCAACATCCGCTTCGAAGCGGATGACGTCGCCAACGTGGAAAAGCGGATCTGGGAGATGCTCGGCCTCACCGCCGATCCCAACCTGGAATACGACGTGACGCTGATGCTGACCGCGGCGACCACCGCGGCCGGCACGCTGTCGCTCCAGGGCGGCTTTAGCTGGTAGCCCGCCATGGCCATTCAATACATCGGCATCCACCGCGGCCAGCAGAGCGGCGACGTAGTCACCGGAACCTCGACCACGGCCAGGCAGATCGAGCTCGCCGTGGATCTTGCGTCCGGCGCGACCCGCAAGGACGTCCTGGACAGTCTCGACAAGCTCCGGGACTTCATCGTCAACACGCGCGCAACACCCTTCGCCCAATAGGGAGCATCGCCCATGGCATCCCAGACATCGATCTGCAACCGCGCGCTCGAATGCCTGGGCGACGCTCCGATCGTCTCGATCGAGGACGATACCAAGGCGGCGAAGGCGCTGCGGCGGGTGTATGACAGCACCCGCCGTGCCTTCCTCGGCGATCATCCCTGGCACTTCGCGAAGAAGCGGGCGAGCTTGCCTGCTTCGGCCCAGGCGCCGGCTTGGGGATTCAGCCGCGGCTATCCGGTGCCGGTGGATTTCCTGCGCCTACTTGCAGTGAACCACGGAGCCGAGTTCAGTCTCGAGGCCGATGTCGCGGGCTCGCAGTGGATTTTGAGCAACGCCGCGGCACCGCTCGAAATTCTCTACATCACGGACGTGGCCGATGCGGGGCGCTTTCCGCCCCATGCGGTGGAGGCGCTGGCGCGCTGGCTTGCCTACGACCTGGCCGAGGACCTGACGCAGTCCAACACCAAGAAGCAGGACGCGGCGCAGGCTTTGTCGATCGCACTTGCCCGCGCGAAAAGGATCAACGGCATGCAGAAGCAGCCGGACCCCTATCCGGCCTTCTCCTTCCTGCAGTCCCGCGATCAATCGACCCAGTTCCCGATTCTGACGACGACAGGGTGACGCATGGTTAGAGCATCTCCCAACTTCAACGCCTTCGACGCCGGCGAGTTTGCGCCGATCACCGAGGGCCGCACCGATCTCTCGCGCTATGGATTCGCCTGCCGCATCCTGGAGAACTTCCTGCCGCGCGTCGTCGGGGTCGCGTCGCGGCGGCCGGGCACCTCGTTCATCGCCTCCACGCGCTATCCCGACAAGGACGCGCTGCTGGTGCGGTTCGAGTATTCGACCGAGCAGGCCTATGTGCTGGAGTTCGGCGATCTCTATGTGCGGTTCTACCGCAACGACGGGCCGCTGCTGGAAGCCACCAAGTCGATCACCGCGGCGACCCAGGCCAATCCCGTGGTGCTGACCATCGCCGGCCATGGCTACGCCAACGGCGACGACATCGAGATCAGCGGCGTCGGCGGCATGGCGCAGCTGAACGGCCGGCGCTTCCGGGTCGCGAACAAGACCACCAGCACGCTCGAGCTCAACGACCAGCACGGCACGCCGATCAACGGCACCGGTTACGCCGCCTACACCTCCGGCGGCACCGCGGCGCGGGTCTATACGCTCGCCACCACCTACCAGGAAGCCGACCTCTCGCAGCTGAAGGTCGCGCAGTCGGCGGATATCCTCTATATCGCGCATACCGAATACGTGCCGCGCAAGCTGCAGCGCTACGGCGCCACCAACTGGGTGCTGTCGCAGATCGATTTCCAGGACGGACCCTATCTGCCGGTCAACAGCGCGCAGACCACCCTGGCGCCGTCGGCGGTGTCGGGCGCGGGGATCACCATCGCCTCCACCACCTCGGTCGCGATCACCGGCGCGGCGAACAACAGCGCCGGCGCCATTCGAATCACTTCGGCCAATCACGGCTGGAAGACCGGCGACAAGCTCGACATCACCGGCGTCACCGGCACGACCGAGGCCAACGCGACCTGGACGGTTACCCGCGTCAATGCCAACAGCTATGACCTGAACGGCTCGGCCTTCGCCAACCCCTATGTCAGCGGCGGCACGGCCAAGCCGCATATCTTCGAGGCGACCGACCTCGGCCGGCTGGTCCGCATCCAGCATTCCAGCACCTGGGGCTATGCGAAGATCACCGCCTACACCTCGGCGGTGTCGGTCACCGCGGATGTGCTCGGCAACTTCGGCGCCGCCACGGCGTCGAGCGCCTGGCGCCTCGGCCTCTACAGCCAGGGCGGCGGCTATCCCGCCTGCGTCACCTTCTACGAGGGCCGGCTGTTCTGGGGCGGCTGTCCGCTGACCCCGACCCGGGTCGACGGCTCGATGTCGTCGAACTACGAGACCTTCTCGCCCTCAACGACCGCAAGCGTGGTCGCCGACGACAACGCCGTCGCCTATCCGCTGGATTCCGGCGACGTCAACAACGTGCTCTGGATGAAGGATGACGAGAAGGGGTTGCTCGTCGGCACCAAGGGCGGCGAGTGGGTGCTGCGCGCCAACACCCTGAACGGCGCGCTGACGCCCACCAACGTGAAGGCGACCCGCGCCACCACCTATGGCTCGTACGAAGGCTCGCAGCCGGTCCGCACCGGGAAGGACATCATCTTCGTGCAGCGGAAGCGGCGCAAGATCCGCAACCTCAACTACACCTACGAGATCGACGGCTTCAACGCCGGCGACCTCACCATCCTCTCCGGCCATATCGGGCGGCTCGAGTTCGGCCAGCTCGCCTTCCAATCGGAACCGGAGGGCTGGGTCTGGATGACCCGCGGCGACGGCCAGCTGCCGGTGCTCACCTACGATCGCGGCGAGCAGAAGATCGGCTGGTCGCGCCAGATCATGGGCGGCTACCAGGATGCGGCGCGCCGCCGTCCGCCGATCGTGCGCTCGGTCTGCTCGATCCCCGATCCCAACGACGCCCGCGACGAGGTCTGGCTGATCGTGCAGCGCATGATCAACGGCCGCACCGAGCGCACCGTCGAGCTGTTCGCGCCGGAATGGGAGAACTCCGACGACCAGGAGCAGGCCTTCTACGTCGATTCCGGACTGATCTTCGACGGCGCCCAGGCGCAGACCCTGCAGCCCGGCGCCGGCGCCACGGTGAAGGGGACCGCCGGCGTCGCGTTCGCCGCCGGTGGCGCGGTGTTCCAGCTCTCCGACGTCGGCCGTGAGATCTCCATGCGATGGTTCGACTTCTCGGCCTTGGATCCGGAGGACCCGGCGATCCAGGGCGCCTGGGTCTCGGCCAAGGCGCGCATCACTGGGTATGCATCGACGACGCAGGTGACGGCATCCGTCCTCGCCGCCTGGCCCAGCCTCGACCTGGTCGCCGCCAAGGGCTGGCGGCTCTCGGCCTCCGCGCTCTCCAACCTCTGGCATCTCGAGGGCGAGACCATCACCGTCAATGCCGAGGGCGCGACCCATCCCGACGTGGTCGTCGTCAATGGCCGCGCGCCGCTGACCCGCGCGGTCGGCTATGCGGTCGCCGGCCTCAAGTTCCACTCGCGGCTCCAGACCATGCGGATCGAAGCGGGCTCGGCCGACGGCACGGCGCAGGCGAAGGTGAAGCGCATCAACGAGGTCACCTTCCGGGTGCTGCAATCCCTGGGCGGCGAGGCGGGGCCGGACTTCACCAGCATGGTGCCGCTGAAGTACCGCACCACCACCATCCCCATGGGCGAGCCGCCGCCGATCGGCGACGACGATTGCCGCGTGCTCTGGGAGAAGGGCTACGAGACCAAGGGCCGCATCGCGCTGCGCCAGTCGGCGCCGTTTCCGATGACCGTGATCGCGGTGCTCCCGCAGGTCACCACCTACGACAAGGGTTGAGCGCATGGAGATCGTGCCTTACGCGCCATGGCATCTGCGGGCCATCGCGCTGCAGCCGCATCAGCAGCAGCTCGGCGTCGCCTTGCGCGAGCACGGCTGGGCCGAGCAGGTGAGCGCGGCCGGCCCCTGCTGGACGGCGCTTGCGCCGGATCGCCTCGGCAACGCGCAGCCGATCGCCTGCGCCGGCTTCCAGGAGTGCTGGGAAGGCCGCGCCATCGCCTGGGCGATTCTCGCCGAGACGGCGGGCCGCCACATGGCGGCGCTGACCCGCGCGGTGCGCCGCGCGCTCGCCTCGCATCCGGCGACGCGCATCGAAGCGCAAGCACTGGTGGGCTTCACGCCCGCTGACCGCTGGGCGCGCCTGCTCGGCTTCGTGCCGGAGACGGTGCTGCGCAATTTCCACCAGGGCCGCGATTACCAGGCCTTCGTCTACCTCAAGGGCGACTCGCGAGCTCTCTCAGTCGTGCATGAATCGATTGATGGAAAGCGCCGTGGGATAGGCAATGACTGTGCTGATCAAGACGCCGACCATACTGAACGGGCTATGGAAAATCATGCCGTAGAGAACATTGACGACAATCACCGCCACCGGAACCAGGCACATCACCATGATGCGGGTCGGCACGAAAAAGCCCACCACAAAGCCTGTGGCTACGGGAAGGAAAAAGATAATGCCCAACACCCGTTTGATCCCCGAGAAAAATCAACCCCAACTTGTATGCCATCATTAGAGCCAAGGGCCTGCGCTGACAAGATCGGAATGATGAGATACCAACTGGTGGACCAAGAATGACTTGGGTCCCAATAGCAGCCGCAGCGGTCTCCGCCGCGGGCTCCCTGGTCTCCGGCGTCTCGCAATACAGCCAGGGCAAGAGCCAGGCGGCCTACGCAAATGCCAATGCCGGCCTCGCCGAGCAACAGGCGGAGAGTCAGGCGCAGGTCATCCGTGAGAAGGCGCGCCGCCTCTCCGGCCAGAACCGCGCCGCGATCGGCGCCTCTGGCGTCGATATCTCCGGCTCGTTCCTCGACGCGCTCGCCGACAGCGACATCGACGCCGAGCTCGACGCGCAGACGGCACTGTGGAACGGCAAGATCGAGGCCATGAACCAGCGCGGTCAGGCGAAAGCGAGTAAGTCCGCCGGAACAAGCGCGCTGGTCGGCGGCATCTTCGGCGCGGGCAGCGCCGCCGTGGCCGGTTACGGCAACTGGGCGGAGGCCGACATGCTGGCGAGTCTCAGTGAACAGCAGCAGACCGCGAACGCCTGGATCGGGCGTCCCCCCAAAGTCACCATAGGCCAGGGTCCCCGATAATGGCAGAGTTCCAGAACTGGCAGCGCCAGATCCTGCCCCAGGAGCGGCTCGTCGCGCCGAATGTTGGCCCGAGCATGGCCGAGGCCTTCGGCGAAGGCGTCGGCAATCTGGTGCGGACCGCCGGCGCGGTGGTCGACAAGCTCGACCAGATTGAAAAGGTCCGGGCAGAGAAGGAGTGGGAGATCAAGCAGCCCGAGGCGGCTGCCTTGGTGAACACGCTCCAGCTCAACCACGTCGAGCGCGGCGCCGAGTTGAAAGCCGCCGCGGCGGCAGGACTATCCGACTATCCCGACAAGATCGACCTCGACATCAGACTGGCGACCGAAGACGCCTTGAAGGGCATCAAGGATCCGAGATACCAGGAATACGTCCGCACGCGCATGGACGCGTTCCGCACGTCCGCGGTAGGGTTGGGGATCCAGGAGAGGACGGCCGCTACGCTGCAGCGCGATGCGGGCGCGTTGCAGACGCTGGTGGATGGTCAAGCCAAGCTCGTCGCCGCCGACTTCGCCAAGTACGACGGTGCGGCGGGGCTGATCGACGATACCCTCGCTACCAATCGCCACTTCGGCGCCGACAGTAAGGCCGAGCTCAGCACAATCGGCAAGCGCGCGCTGGCGAAGGCCGGTCTCGACGCGCTGATCACCCACGATCCGAATGCGGCCGAAAAGGTCCTGGCGTCTGGCAAGTTGGATGGTGTCCTCACGGCCGACGACGGGCAGTACTACCGCGCCACGATCAAGAACGAGGGCGCCTTGCGTGAACGCGAAGCTATCCTGGCCCTACAGCAGCAGCAGGAGAAGCTACAGGCGGACGGCGCGGTCGCGCAGGAAAGGTCGTTGAAGGACGCACGCGAGACGGGAAAATACGATCCCAAGGACCGTGACGTCATCATCAAAGCTCATCCCAACGATTACCCGCAGATCATCGCGAAGCTGGACGAGGAGCGCTCGAAGGGCCACGACACGTTCATGATCGTCCGGCAAACGGGCGCAGAAGACGAGGCGCTGCTACGCAAGACTGAGGCCGCTCTCAGCACGAAGCCGCACGACAAAGCGCTCACGGCACAGCTCTTGAACATCAAGGAGCAGCTCCGCGTGAAGCAGACCGCGCTTAAAAGCAAACCGGAAGCATACGTCCGGCAGTGGGTGCCTGAGTTGCAGAAGGGGTGGGAGGAGGTCGAGAAGAACCCGGCCGACCTCAACCTCCTGCGCAGAATCAAAGGACTCTCCCGGCAGGCGCAGCTCGCCCGCGGCGTTCAAGCGAAGGATGTGCGCGTGCTTCCCGACTCCATGGTCGACTTGTACCTGAAGGTCGCAAGCGGTCCCGACGGTGTCGCCGCTATCGCGCAGCTCCGGGACGCGCTCGGCGACGACTACAACGAGCTCCTCGATCAGGCGAGTCGCAAAGAGGGGCCCCTGATGAACGTCGTGCTCATGCTGAAGCGGCCGGAGCAACGCGACGCCCAGCGAAAGCTCCTCGAGATCAACCGCGAGGGTGGTATCTCAGCGCTTGAGGCGCTGCCAAACAAGCACCGTCCCGAGTACCTGCGGAGCCTCGTCGACGGCGAGCTTAAAGAACTCGCACCGAGTTTCGCCGAACAATATGGTGGTAAGCGGGTGCTCAACCAGATCAGGGAATCCGTCTATGCGCTGACCCTCGACTCTATCGCCCGGGGCATCGATCCTGGAGAAGCGGCTGAGAACGCAGCACAGCAGATCGTGACAGGATTCTATGTACGGCAGTCGTACCAGGGCCACGATTATCGGATTCCGGTCGGCTACAACTCCGGAATCATCGCCGAGATGCTGCCGAAGTATTTGAAGGACCACATCGACTACAGCAGGGTCGATAAGCCAACAAACTGGCCGGACATCACGCCGGAGCAGATCAGATCGGTCATCATGAGCAGCGCCTACTGGACCGTCAATGGCGACGAGAGCGGGCTCTATCTTCGGGACGGCTCCGGCGGACTCATCACGGCCGGAGGTAAGCCCATCACCGTCACATGGGATGAGTTGAAGGGGCTCTGGCGACCGCCGGAACCTGAAGGTCCCATCCTCTAAAGGCAGCAACACTCCGCCTCGAAAACAGCGTACGCCGTTAACCACAATCAAAACGAGTGTAGGTCGCGCGATCAGCACCTTTTGCGCAAGGATACAGCATGACCTTTCAAACGAGCTTGGCTCAAGTCCCCGACGAGCAACTCGCCCATCGATCCAGCGAGATGCTGACTCCCCTTGGCGATGCGCTGCTTGCCGAAAGCAAGCTCTCGATTTTGGATTGGCTCTTCGAGCGCATGAGCTTCGCCGCAAGAGTCGATGAAGCGCAGCTTGGCAAGGCCGTCTCAGCCTTTCGCGGCCCCATGCGCCGCTTAGCGCCCACATCACACGCCCTCACGCTCGCTGATGCCCAACAACAGGTGAGAGAGGCGGGCGTCGAAGGCCGAGTGAAGGTCTTCGAAGGCCAGCGCGAGGACGCGCTCAAGCTCGAGATCGACCGCGCGCAGACCAAGCAGAAGTACGAGCAGATTGTCGCCCATGCCGATCAGGGGTGGGGCACTCAGTTTTTGATCGGCGCAACTGGCGTTGTGGTCGACTTCGCCGATCCCGTCAACCTCGCGACGATGGCGTTGCCGGCCGTCGGCGCGGGCAAGGTGGTCTACGGCTTGGCCAAGGCAACCGCAAAGCTTGCGCCGCTCGCATCCAAGATCATCGTACGGGCAGGCGCCGGCGCCTACGAGGGCGCGGTCAGCACCGCCATGGCCGAGCCGCTGAATTTCGCAGTGCACCGAAGTCTCGGCGAAGAGTACGGGCTGAGTGACGGTGTCAGCAACATCGTGACCAACGCCATGGGTGGCGCCGCGCTGCGCGTGCTAGGGGGCGCCGGGCTCGACCTCTACCGCGGAATGCGCGTGCGGCCCGACCTCGGTCTCGACGGGACGATCCGCGTCGTCGGCGGTGGGGCCCAACAAATAGGCAGCTTGGAGCCGGTCAACGTCAGCGGCTTGGTCGGGCAAGAACAGGCGGTGCTGACTCGAGCGAGTGCGCAAGCTTCCCTTCCAGTCGCAACGCCAATCAAGAAGAGGACGGGGCAGGGCTATGCCCGGAACTCCATCCTGGCCATGCCGGGCAGTGGCGCGTCCGGAGAGCGCGTGACCCTTTCCGATCTTGCGAACTTGAAGGCTGTGCTCAGCGAGTATGATCCGGTCCCATCCTCCGGAAGTGAGATACGGGTGGGTGCATCTGCAGGCGATGTCTACAAGATCAGGCGCGGCGACGATATCGTCGCTTACACACTGTCAAGAGAAGTAAAGGGCAGTCCGACCACCTACACAGTCGAGCGTCTGCCCACCGACAATGCGGAACATGCGGGCCAGCTCTCTGAGAAGAAGGGAGTTGATACGTCCCGCAAAGACGCCCAGGTAGATCGGCTCCTTTATATTCACGCACCGAAGGCCTTGGCGGAGAGGTTTGCCAAAACTCTCGAGGCAACGGTGGCTGATTTAGAGCGGCTTGAGCCGCAACAGCTCTATTCGCACTTCCAGCCGAGCGAGGCCGCGGGAAACACTGTGGATACGCATATCGGCAGGGCTATGCATGTTACCCTCACTGAGCATACACATGGCAGCGATGAGCTACACCTGCTCAAGAAGAAAAACGGTGCGCAGCCCGATGGTGACCTCACAGGTACGAAGCTCCTGCTAGACCTGAAGAGGGATTCGCCACGCGGACGTAAGAACGGCCAAGAGAGCTGGAGGAAGTACTGGAAGCGGCTTGATCGGGATACCGTCATCTTGCTCTATGATGTGACGCAGCACGAAACGCGCATCACCAACATGAACAAGCGGGTGACGGACGTCTGGAATCAACTTCAGCCAACTTGGTGGAATTTAGTCGCAGACAGAAAAGCCCGCGCCGGAAGCAGAGGACAGCGCTTAAAAAGGGAAAAACGTGGTTAATACTCGGCTTCCTATTGCAGGCAATTTATTTTTGTGGCTATAATACAAAAGGTGAACACGCAACGAGATCATCTCATGACGCAAGCGAGTTCTATGCCTGGCGCCGATATGTCTGACGATGCATTCCGCGCGGCGGCTGCGGAGCGGGATAGCGCGCGAGATCCGGAACGCGGGCACAACATCATCGACTATCTGCTGGAGACCTCCAGCGGCAATTTCGTCCTGGGATTGGATGCTCTGCTGATCGGCAGCCCGGACACGCTGCGGGTCACACGTAAGGAGGAAGGTCCGCCGTTCTGGTCGGTCAAAGCGCGTCAGATCGATCTCCTGTCGCTGCTGCTCAACCGCCTGATCGCAGAGCTGGAGAAGAACGGCCTCTATTCTCTCTGGACGAGCGGTGGACCGGACTTCGACCGCGAGGTGGCGCGCGCGCTCTGGCGGCTCGGCGGCGCGAGCGACGGTTCCGGTGCCCGACGGGAATTCGGGTCTGCCCCGCCGCCGGAGGCGACCGGCCTTGCCACCGTCATCCACCGCTTTCTCGAGTTGGCGCGGAAGGCGCAAAACGCGGAGGGTGGCTATTATTCGACCTATCCCGGAGCGCTGATCAGCGACGGCCATGACGGACTGAAGCTGCGGCGGGCCGGCAAGGCGGACTGGATCGGCTTCGTTCGCCCGCTGCTCGATCCTGGCACATTCAAAAACTTCGATCCGGAAGACCTGCTGGACCTCGCCTGGGAAGCGCACGATCTCTATCAGGATACCGACATCCAGTTGCGCTTCAAGGACGCGGACAGCTGGGTCGCTTACAACACGCGCTTCGGTCTAGGCACGCTGCGCGATTCAGTTGTGGCGGCTTTGGAACGTTCGTCGCGACGCGCCGGCTTGCGGGGTGTGTTTGGCACCAAGCCGGGGCACACCCTTCAAGGCATTCTCCGTGCGGTTGAGGCCGCCACGGGTGCAGCGGTTCCGGCGGAAGAGCGCGCCCACCTTCAGGCTTGCCTCGCGAGCGTGGCGCCGGTCTGGCCGCTCGGCATCGTCGGCGCAGAAGGTGAACGAGAGATCGCCGCGGATGCGCGGGAGGGGCTGATCGAGCTCGGCGAGGCCCTGTTCTCTGAACCGGCGGATCTCCCAGCGTTTGGAGCTGTGGCGCCCAATCAGAACACAACCTTGCTTGAGGCGATCGACGCATCGCTCGCGTCTTTCGCTGCGGGCGAAGGCGTGGTCGATGCGCGGCGACGTCCTGATTTCGCGATGAGCGTTGCTGTATTCGCGGAGAGTTTCAACGCGGCTCTGGCCCAGCGCTTCCTGGCTTTCGATATTCCGCCGGGGAAAACCGTCGAGCTGCTGCGGCAGTTCCTGAAGCTAAACGTGACCTTCTGGTGGTCGGAGCTGCTGCGGCGTGCGACGCTCACGGCACTCAGTGCATACCTCGGCCGCGCACTGCAGCACGGCTTCGGCGAAATCGATCGGGATTTTGCCACGACATTGGCGGAATACGGCGTCGATGCTGCGCGATGGGAGAAGATCCGCAAGCCGGCGCGCCAGAGCGATCCACAGCCAGCCGTTGGTGAAGATCCGCCCAGGGCGGCGCTCGATGCCTGGCTCTGGGATCGCGTTATCCTGGTGGCCATACCGCCCGAGGAGCCGATGCATGAGCGCCTGCTGCGCGGTGCGGTGGATTTCTCGGTGGAGGGCGAGCTGCTGCGCTTCATGGCGCAGTTCCGCGAGCTCCACGCGCCATTTCCGCCCAAGCCGCACGGCACGGTAGCGGCGCGTGAGGCCGACCAGGCGATAATGGACGCCTTGCTGCGCGGGGACACGCTGCCCGCATTCACTGGCCTCCTGATCTGGACGACGCTGTTCGCGCGGCTGACCCGCTTCGGCTTCGACGTCGCCGAGGACAAAGTGCCTCCGGTGGGGAAGGGGGAATGGCCTTGGCTCGACGCTGCGATCGCTGGCGGGACGCTGGGGCTGGTCGCGGATCTCCTTTTCGGGGAGACCACAGGCATGCGCACGGCGCCGCTCAACGCCTTCGCCACCATCGATCATCCCTCGATCGATTCCGCGCTCGACATCTGGCGCGCGGCGCGCGACGGCGAGGACGTGCGCGCCGCGCTCGCGACCTGGGCTGAGCAGGAAGGGGACACCAATGCACTGGACACTCTGCAGGTCACGCGCCAGGCGATGAACGCCGCACTGCTGCACCAGCTCCGGGACATGATGTCGCCGGGCTATCTGCCGCGAAAGACAAAGGAAATGTAGGCACGTGCCGCAGAGTCCTAGTGGCATCTGCCTGATACCAGAGATTCTTAGGATGGTGGAGGGTTCCCGAAGAAGCGAACGGTTAACTCCGGGGCGAGAAGATAGAAGCAGGATAATCCACTACGACCGATGGAGAAAAAGCTCCCAGATTTTGCAAAACAACTTCAAGGAACGTCTCTTCTCCGGGATTCTCGAGGAAGAGCTCGACATAGAGGCGCGACCAAGGCGGGTTCATCGACGTGATCGAGTTCAAAGGTCCCAATTTGAAGGATCCTTCAGCATAAACGTCGGCGTTCTGACAAAGAGCGTTCACGAGGTTGAATGGGGCGGGGAGCTGCCAGGATATCCGAAGGCATATGACTGCCCCGTCGAAGAGAGACTGGGCGTTACGATGAGAGCGAAGTCAGCTCATCCGAGACTCTCGTCACCACGGCGTACGGCCCTAGAATTGCGCATATAGTGGGAGGGCCGTTGCCCCTATCCGTCGCGAAAGCTCTGCGGCTCGTCGCGGCGGGTTGGCGTCGCCTCCAACTTGCCGCGAAGGAGGGTGTCCCCTGGATGGAAGCAACGCCGGCGCTGCAAATGGCCATGGGGTTCTGGCAGATCGCGCTCTATGCGGTCCGACACAAGCGGGAATCGAATCGCCAATAGGGTGTCAGTTGCCGAACCATTGTCTGGTGAGTGGATGATTGACCCTGTCGATACTGCCGCCGCGCTAAGAGCTGCTGGGAGATCGCAGAGAAAGTGACGATCGCAAGGGATGACTATCTCCAAGCGGCGTCAACGTGGGACATGCTGGCCCGACACAAGCCGAGCACTTCTCGGTTCCGGGCAGTACTTCGTGCGGCCGGAAGACTAACTATCGCGTGGCAGTCCGCATGGCTTTAGCCAAGCCGTCTAGATAATGCAGTTCATCATCAGCGGCCAAAACCGACCTCGTGGCTTGCGACGCGAAGTCATCGGCGATCTCCTGGATCTCATCTGCAGGGGTTGAGACCGCTTTCTTCTTTTCCTTGATGCGCTTCTGCGTCTGAGCCTTATGCAGGCTTAGCTCGGTTTCCAGATCGCGTTCCAGGAGGCGCAGGAAGCGCTTCATGGAGAGCAGGCTCTGCTCCATGATTAAGAGCCTGGCTTGCGCATCATCCGCGGGATGCCGCTCGGCGATCAACTGTTGAGTCTTCCGGCGTTGCCGGACGACGCGCTCTTCCTGCTCCCTGACGATACTGCGACTGCTCTCGATTTTTGGCGTTGTGAATTTCATCTGACCGCTCCCCGAGGCCTGAGAAATGCCGGTGTCCCAACTCGATACCTGGGGATTTTGTTCCTTCTTAAGTTGGAAGTGCAATACCGCTGATGCGCGCTTGCAATCGGGATTCCGGACCCTGGGCTCAAGCCTCGACTGCTCCGGAGCGGATTTTCTCTTGCAAATTTAATGCTGGACTTTCGCCGATAGTATCACTATGGTGTGCGTATTCTGGTGACTTGATCTTACGCATTGGACGAAAGCCGGGCCAACCGCACCCCCGTAATAGCCCGCCTGCATAGCCGCTGAAAAAACCGAATCGCGACCCACGCGCGCCGTGGGCGAGCGTCGCTTTGCCCAATGCATGAAAAACACCCCGAGGTTCTTCCGCCATGACTGTTTCCAGCACCGTCAACCGCGAACAGTACGCCACCAACGGCGTCACGACCGCGTTCACCATCCACTTCCCGTTCTTCAACGACACCGATGTGAACGCGATCTTCGTCGATGCCTCGGGCAATGCGACGGTGCTGGCGCTCAACGCGGATTTCACCGTCAGCGGTGGCGGCGGCGCGGGCGGGTCGCTGGTCGCGACCCTGGCGCCGGCGAATGGGGGGACGCTCACGGTCTTTCGCCAGATCCCGTTCACCCAGGAAGACGACTATGTCGAGGACGATCCGCTGCCGGCCGATACGCTCGAGGGCGGGTTCGATCGCGCGGTGATGCGCGACCAGCAGCTGAAGGACGCGCAGGATCGCGCGCTGACTTTCCCGGTGACGATCGACACCGGCGTTTCCGCGGTGCTGCCGCTGCCCGCGGCCGACCGGGTGCTCGGATGGAACACGACCGCCGATGCGCTGGAAAACAAGAACCTGCCGGCCGGCACCGCCGTCTATGCCTCGACGGCCAACACCAATCTCGGCGCATCGACCGGTGAGGCGGTGACGCCAAAGGCACTGCATGATTCCATCTACAACACCGACGACACCACGGTTGCAGTCACCGGCGAGACCACCGCGGTCGCGGCCGGCACCGCCAAGGCGACGTTCCGCCAGCCGCGCAAGATCACGCTGACCGCCGTTCGCGCCGCGCTGAAGACCGCGCAGGCCAGCGGCTCCATCCTGACCATCGACGTGAACGTGAACGGCGCCACGATCCTCTCGACCAGGTTGACCGTCGACAACACCGAGAGAACGTCGGTCACCGCCGCGATCCCGCCGGTGATCGGTGCGGCCGTGATCAACGCGGATGATGAGATCACCATCGATGTCGATCAGGTCGGTGACGGAACCGCGGCCGGGCTCAAGGTGCAGTTCCTGGGGAGGATCGAGCCGTGAGGTTCATCGCCAACCCGGGCCAGTCCTTCACCAGCAAGCAGGCCTACAACACCGCGCAAACCGGCACGGCGTTTGTTGTTCCCGGCGACGTCACCCTGTTGAAGGTGAAACTCTGGGGCGCTGGGGGTGGCTCTGGTGGTGCCGACACTTTGGCGCCCGGCCAAGGCGGCGCCGGCGGCGGTGGCGGTTACACCTATGATGAAATCGCGGTTACCCCTGGCGAAACCCTCACCATCAACGTCGGTGGAGGAGGCTCAGGCGGCACTAAGGGAGCGGCCAACGTTCCGGGTGGTGGCGGTGGCGGCGGCGAGTCCGACATCAAGCGGTCTGCCGCCTACCTTGTGACGGCACCTGGCGGTGGCGGGGGCGGCGGTGCGGGCGGCGGCGTCGGAACTGCCGCTGGTGCGGGCGGTGCGGCGGGCGGCAGCTCCGGCTCGGCCGGCAATCCCGGCATTGGAACATCCCCTGGCGGCGGTGGCGGTGGCGGTAGTCCCTCTGTCGGTGGTGCCGGCGGTGCGATCAGCAACGCCGCCAATGGCGCCGCAGGCACGGCGCACCAAGGCGGTGCAGCCGGCAACGCGGCGGGCACAACCGGCGGCGGCGCGCTGGGTGGGACGAACGGCGGAGGCGCCGGCGGATCGGTCAGCGGCTCGACCGGAGGCGGCGGCGGCGGCGGTGGCGGACGCTTCGGCGGCGGCGGCGGCGAACCCGGCAATGTTTCAAGCGGCTGGCCGTCGGGTGGCGGCGGCGGCGGCTCCGGCGAGACGACTGGATCGAACAGCGTTCTCACCGGCGGCTCCGGCATCACGGCCGGCAACAACGCAGATGTCGACTATGCCGGAAGCGCCGGCCAAGGCGCCCCGACTGCCACGGGGAATGCCAATGGCGCGGCGGGCAATCCCGGTCGCGTCGTTCTGATCTGGTAGGAGGCACGCACAATGACCAACGACCTATCGCTGATCGTCGGAGAGATCCGCGGCGCCCAGAAGGCGATCGAGGATCGTTTGGACCGGCAAGACCGCGCGACCGAGAGCAACAGGAAAGCGGCCATCGCCGCCCGCGAGGATCAGCACGCCGAGTACATCAAGCGGTTCGACGTGATGGGTGTGCGGATCGACGGGATCGACGGGCGTGTGACTGTGCTGGAAGGCGACAAGAAAGTGGAAGCAGCGGAGTCCCGCGGGCGCAAGGCGGCATTCGGAATCATCTATGCGGCGATCGGCGCCGGTTTGACGGCATTGGGCGCGGTGAGCGGCGACGCCATCGGCGCGATCAGGGAACTTCTGCATGGATAGGTCGAAATCGAAATTCGCCTCGGCGGCCGGCGGTGCCGCCGCCCTGGCGATCGGCTTCCTGATCGCCAAGGAAGGAATCGAATATGACTCCTATGTCGATGTCGCCGGGGTCAAGACGATCTGCGTCGGCCATACCGGGCCGGAGGTAGAGCTCGGGCAGAAGGCATCGCAGCAGATCTGCGAAGACCTGTTGAGCGCCGACCTCGATCCGGTTTGGGCGGCGGAAGACAAGTACATCGCGCATGTCGAGAAGTTGCCGGCCTGGACCCGCGCGGCCGTGGCATCCTTCACCTTCAATGTCGGCGTGCCGACACTCAAGAACTCGTCGGTTCTGCGCAACCTCAATCTCGGCAAGATCGCCGAGGCGTGCAACGCGCTCCTGCTCTACACCAAGGCCAGGGCGGCACCACAGGGCGCGCTGGTCGTGGTGCGAGGCCTGGTCAACCGGCGGGTTGCGGAGCGGCAACTCTGTCTCGGCGAGGGATGGTCGTGATGCTCGGCCTCTCCGGTCTCAAACTCTATATCGGCCTTGGCATGGCGCTGGCGATCGTGGTCCTGGGCGCGACATCGGCGGTCCTGTGCTCACGGCTCGGAGCCAAGGACGCGGAGATCACCAGCCTGGCCCGGCAGCTCGGCGTGGCCGCCGCCGACGCCGTGCGCTGGCAGGATGCGGCGGCGCGGAAACAGGAGGTCATCGATCGCCAGGCGGCAATCCTTCGCCGGCTCGAAACCGACGGCCAGGCCGCGCGCGCGATCGCCGATCAGAACGAGGACAAGGCGCAAGAGAAGATCGCGGCCCTCGAAAGCCGCATCTCCCAATTCAAGGAGACCGCCCATGCGAGGCCGGAAGATGTCCGCCCTCTTGGCCCTATCGTGCACGACGCTCTGCCAAGCCTGCGCCACTGACACCTATCATCCCGCGCCGATCCCGCCGGCGGTCGAGACCGTCACGGTCTACCGCGACCTGCCGGATGCCTTGCTGACGCCCTGCGCGAAACCGTCCTGGAATCCGGCGGAGATCGAGACCGATATCGACCTGCTCGGCCTCACCGCGCGCATGTCCGACGCGCTCGACCGCTGCGCTGATCAGCTCGAGGCAATCCGCGCGGTCTACCGCCTTCCTGTTCACTGA